GTCCTTGTAACAATTTAAGAGGTAACCTCCACACGCCACGTTCGTTCCAGCTGCGTGATAGATAATCGATTACATTAATATTGTGGTTGATTTCACATTTGTCTGGGTGGATAATAACGCCAAAATTACGCATATAATAATCGCTTAATGTATGCATGAATGATTCATCAACATCAACGTTGAGGAAGCAAACATTATCATCCCCGCATACGTTCATATTATAATGCTCCACCTGATAGTCAGCAAAGAATGCCTCCATCATCAACCTATTGACGACTGAATCTATAATATTCGTCCACATACTTCCACTAGGTACTCCATCGTGAACGGTGACTAATTCCCCGGAGATTGGGTCATAGATGGACTTATTAATGAAGGAATTCACCATCACTTGCCATCCTACCTCATCGAAGGTGGGGTCGGATTCAAACATCACCTTAATACAATCAAAAGCCATCATGATTAAGAAGGCAGGGATACTCGAGTCAAAACGGGACATGTCAATCGTAAACGATTTACTAAATCCTTTTTTGTATTCCCTTAGAATCCTAAGAAGTTGAGAGTCATTCTTTCCTCCAGCATACCAACACAACTTAGCAAACTGCTCTTGCACTGGTTTTTGCCATTTGGATTCCAGAATGGTCTGTAGAATATCAATAATCCATACAAGCCGAGTCTTGTATTTTATCTTATCGATATCCCTCTTACCATCCGAGTCATAGGGTCCGTTTGCTTGAACTCTAAAGCCCGGCTCGACGTGTCTACCATAATTACCCGTTAATCGAGAGAGAGCGTCCAGCTCTTGAATGAGAAGAAAGAGCTCATCCCCTGACCAGTCTCCCTTATGCGGTTTACCGGCTAAGGTACCAGTTATACCCGCTGCAGCACTGGGATTGGAGATGATTTGCGTAACATCATCACCGGAGTGATAATGCAGCTGTAGGCATTGGTATTTTCGGAGTTCATCCTTAATAACCAACGCTGCTGCCACTAAACTAGACATATGGTGGTACTGCGTATGACGTGCCTTAAACCAACCAATTGCCTCGGAGAGCATTTGAGGATCCTTGTGAGAACAAGAAAACCCTATCTCTCTCCACCACTTCCATTCTCTTTCGAGAATTTTTCGCCAACTAGGCTTGCATAGACCAAGAAATATCTTGACCGTCTCATTATCCCAGTTGTTTTTGCCGTCCCATGGTCTCGCGATACGAGAGAGACGTGCCTGAATATTTGCTGTGTTTTGGGACGCCAGCAGGTCCTTCGTTGGATTACTTTCGACTGGACGAAGCATCACAGTCACACCCCTTTCTTATACTAGAGGGTTCACACGGCATGGTAAAACCGTTTCATCATCACAGAATGTCACCCACAGCTAAACCAACTAAAGCATAGATGTAAGGAACACTCATCAGCCGTCAGAAATATTCGCCATTCA